TTTAAGAGTTATTCAGGTGCCCTTTTGAAGGAACTTTCCAACAAAGGGACCGAACAGACTATTAAGTTGTTCAAGCTCTACTTTAGGGTAGGCCAGTGTTTAGCTCTCGGGATCGAATTTGAACCTGTTCCTAGACGCAGAAAGATCAAAGGTACCAACATCCCTAGGGATATGGGGCCCTTAGTTCCTCTGCTAACTGGGAGCAAGTGGGACAAGAGGCTCGGTTTGACTATACTAAATATCTATAAGTTGTTAAGGTTACCCCCAAGTGATGATATTTCTAACATCACTGAGGTGGGCCCTGCAATAAGTAGTGAAGTAATAGAGTCGTTCAGAGACTTTGTCTCAAAAGTTCCAGCGTTTCTAGTCACAAAGATCAAACCAGACCATAAAGAGCGTATACAGGACCTAGGATACATGACTTCATCAGGAGGGCCAAACGGCCCCATGCTGAAAACGGTCCATCAGGACGTAATCGCCTTGATGAATGATCCGGAACTGAAGAAGAACATCAGATCTTTACTTGCAATAACTGCTCCATCTATCGGTGACTCACTAGATAGGTTCATTGGGTACGCAGAAGAAGCTAAAAGCAAAGGTCCTTTGCCTGATTCCAAACACTCGAAAGTTTCGCAACTTCCGGAGGGAGGAGGAAAGACAAGGAACATCGCTGTTATCGACTACTGGTCTCAATCAGCACTACAGTGGATCCACGATAAATTGATGAAGCAATTAAGGCAGATAAGATCTGATGCCACTTACAATCAGGAAGACGGGTTTAAACGCACTATGCGTTTAGCCAATCTCTCTGGTAAGTGCTTCTCGTTAGACTTATCATCAGCCACCGACCGTTTTCCACTTCTCCTACAGACTATTGTCATATCGACAATGTTTGGGGAAGAGATTGGAAAATTGTGGGAGGCCGTGATAGCCAAACGAGGATTCTGCTTCAAGGACAGAATTATTCATTGGGGACGAGGACAACCTCTTGGAGCGCTTTCCTCATGGGCAGCGTTTACACTTACACATCACATCTTCGTGAGATGGTGTGCAGGTGATCCCTACTATGAAAATTATGAAATCCTTGGCGATGACATCGCAATTATGGATGAGCAGGTTGCATTAGCATACATTAAACGCATGAATGAGATCGGTGTAACCGTGAATCAAAGTAAAGGTTTCTGGTCAAACACAGGAAAAGTTCATGGGGAATTCGC